GTTTACCCTTAAAGAGATCGAACAACGCGAAAAAGATATATGGCAACAGGTTTACGGCAAGCCACAGCCGACACCAGAACCAGAAGCGCAACCGCAACCAGCGGCAGATATTCGGGATAACATCGATCTAGGTACGATGGGTGTAGTGATTAAGAAGCGCGGTACATCAGCGCCAGACTTTACTATAGATGAAATAAACGCCAAGTTTCGTGCGCAACTATCAGATCAAGGCGCAAACATTGTTAATAAGTTGCCGAAACCGCGTGAAGTTGTGTTGGGCAAACGCGCTGGCGTTTACTTTGCTGGTGCGCAGCGCTTAGAAAGTGGCATAGAGCGCGAAATAATTACGCATGAATACGGTCATCACGTAGATCATATCATTAGAAAAACAGATGGCGGTGGTAAGGGCTTCTTTTGGTCGGTTAGTGGACTAAAAGACGAATGGGCTAAAGATCGTGCAGCGCTTGGTGTTTATCGAAAATCGGCGGCAGAAAAGCGCAGAAGGTTACGCGAATTGCGTGACGAATTATGCGAAACCCGACAAGTCACAAAGACATTAAGCACGGGTAGAGAATACACGGTGACGCAGAAAACATTCAAATTCGATGGCGCAACGATGCTATCAGACATTATTGATAGCTTTGTAGGGGGCAGCTTCAGAACAGATTATGAAATGTATGGCCACAGTAAATCGTACTGGAAAGATAAAAATAACGGGCCTATCGAAAGTTTCGCTAATATGTTCGCTATTCAAAACCAACCAGAAGCAAGAGCATGGGCGCAGAAGAATATACCCAATATGTGGGCTAAATTTACAGCTAAGATGAATGAGTTAGAAAATGACTGAAGCAGAAGCATTCGCAGAATATAAAGCCAAATTCGGCAGCATACCCAAAGTGATGCAGCTAAAACGTGGCTTGCCAGAAGATATAATAGAAGAATTACTTGAAGCGGTCGATACAAACACGCCAATTCAAGACCTAGAAAACATCGATCAAGCAAAGCTGTAGTCGATGTTGGGTTACGTGCCTACCCATTTAACAGGCGCAGCGAAAGGAACCGACAATGAGTGAAGAAACAAAAGAAGCAGTAGAAGCAGAAGCGGAAGTAGTGGAAAACGCTAATGATGACATGATTGCTAATCTGCAAAAAGAACTAAACCAAGTAAAAGAAAAGCTAGTAGAAACCACAGAAGAAGCGGTACGCAGACGAAAAACTGTAGAGAAACTACGGCAAGACTTGGAAAAGGCTACGTCGAAAGTTGAGGTAGAACCCAACAACAACGAAGAAATCGTAGCGCAAATCAGGGCAGAATACGAAGAAAAGCTAAATGGTGAACGTCAACAGCGTATGAATTTGCTGGAACGTAACGCATTAGCAGAACTGAAATCATCACTAGCAGCCGAAAACATTGTGTCGCAGGGGCTACAGCCTTTAACGCTAATGGCGCAAAACCGTATCGGGTTTGACGAAAACGGAAATATTCGTATAATGTCTGTGGATGGTTCCAAACCCCTAGCTGGTTCGGGGAACGATGGTTACGCTACTTTGAGTGACCTAGCTAAAGAACTGGCAGCGTCGGAAACGGGACAAATGTTCGTGAAGGATATTGGCGTTTCAGGTGGAGGCAAACCACCAGCGAGTTCAGGCGGAAAGTCTGGAAATTCACAGGTGACGCGAACACAATTTAACCAAATGGGTCAACGTGAACGGTCACTATTTTTTAAGAATGGCGGCAAGGTCGTTAATGGCTAACCGCGCATGAAAGGAAAAATGTTATGGCTAACACCTTAACTGATCTAGCGGCAGACATTTACAAGGCCGCTGATATCGTAGGCCGCGAATTGGTCGGTTTTATTCCAGCATCTACAGTTAACGCTGGTTCAGAACAGGCGGCAGTCGGTCAAACAGTGCGTTCATTCGCAACACCAGCCGCAACAGCGGTGGATATTTCGCCAAGTATGACTATTCCTGAAGGAACAGATCAGACTTTGACAAATAAAACGCTGACAATCACAGAACAGCGTGGCGTTCAAATTCCATACACTGGTGAAGATGTTCGCTTTTTGGATGGCGGCGCGGGATATGAAACCGTATACGGCGCACAAATCCAGCAAGCAATGCGCACACTTGTTAACGAAATGGAAGCTGACCTAGCAGAAGAAGCATATAAAAACGCTTCACGCGCGGTAGGTACAGCGGGAACAACCCCATTTGCTTCTAACTTCAACACAGTCGCAGAAGCGCGTCAAATCTTGGCAGACAATGGTATGCCAGTAAATGACGGGCTAGTTAGCTTGGTTGTAAGCACGGCAGCGGGTACAAACCTACGCAACCTTGCATCATTGCAGCAAGTCAACACGGCTGGTGGTGATGATCTGCTTCGTCGCGGTGAATTGCTAAACTTGCAAGGCGTATCACTAAAAGAAAGTGCGCAAGTAATTTCGCACACTAAAGGCACAGGCGCATCTATTCTTCTTAATGATGCATCTTCAGCGGTAGGTGACACAACACTTACTGTTGATGGCGGCTCTGGTACAATCTTGGCTGGTGATATTATCACACTCGCAGGGGACACAAACAACTATGTTGTTAACACTGCGCTTGCGGCTGGTTCACTGACTATTGGTGATACTGGTTTGCGTGTAGCGGCAGCGGATAACGCAGCTATCACAGTAGGTAATAGCTATACTGCTAACGTGATGATGCACCAAGCGGGACTAGAACTAGCAATGAGAGCGCCAGCAAAACCTGTAGGCGGTGACGCGGCAGAAGATGTGCTAGTGGTTCAAGACCCAACATCAGGTCTAGTGTTTGAAGTAGCCGTATATAAAGGCTTCAACAAAGCTATGATCCAAGTGGGTTGCGTTTGGGGCTACAAAGCATGGAACAGCGATGCAATGGCAATCGTTATGGGCTAATTGATCGGGGGCTTCGGCCCCCTTTCACGAACTGGAGTTAGGTAAATGCCAAGAGCGTATCTGAAGAAAAAAGGCTTAGTCGTTAAAAAGAAGATGAAAAAGGCTAAGAAGAAAAAGAAGTAATGGCTAAAGACCCACGCATAAAAAAGTTAGGTGTATCAGGTTACAACAAGCCTAAGAGAACACCAAGCCACCCGAAAAAATCGCATGTGGTTTTGGCTAAAGTGGGTAGTAAAGTTAAGACCATTAGATTTGGTCAACAGGGCGTAAAAGGTGCGGGTAAAAACCCGAAATCGGCAGCGCAGAAAGCTAGAAGAAAGTCATTTTTGGCGCGTCATCAAAAGAATATAGCCAAAGGCAAAATGTCGGCGGCATATTGGGCAGCGAAAGTGAAATGGTGATGGCATGGCTAAACTGACTAAAGCACAGATTAAACGGGCAAAGCGTATAAGCCGCCAAAGGGGTATTAAATACCCGAATGCATGGGCAAATCTGATGGTGGCAAAAGGCAAGCGCCCAAGCCGCAAGCGAAAGGCCAAGAAATGAAAACAGTTAAAATCAAACATGATAGTGGCAAAGATGGTTACGCTATTATCAATGAAGCCGACTTTGATGCAAAACTGCACACGCTATTCGACGCAGAACCTAAACGCGCAAGAAAGTCTAATGGACACTTAAAAGCCGATGACCCTTCAACGCCAGATGTAAACGAAGCGTGGGAAGGTGGGAAAGCGCCGACAAAGAAGAAAACAACACGCAAACCAGCGGCAAAGAAAAAGGCGGCTAAATAATGGCATTAGATACAACAATAGGTGGCACAAGCACTAACAGTTACATAACGCTGGCAGAATGGCAGACCTATTGGAGTGCCAGAAATGTAGATTTAACGCAGCATGGACACGATGATGACCATGAAGCAAACCTAGTACAAGCCGCTGACTACCTAAATCGTACCTATAATTTTGTGGGTGAAAGACAGTATCGCTATCAGGCGATGGCATGGCCTAGATTGACAGGCACAATGCTTGTTAAAGATTGGCCTATTGATCCAGATACAGTGCCGCAAGACATAAAAGATGCGCAAGCTGAAATGGCTTATCTAATCCATGAAGGTGCAACGCCATTTAGCACAGTTTCAAGTGGTGCAGTAAAGCGGGTAAAGTCTAAGGCTGGGCCAGTAGAAACCGAAACAGAATATACAAACTATCGTGAAGTGCCGCGCTTTGTGGCAATCGAAGGGTTACTAGCGCCATACACAGAATTTGGTGGTGCGCAGATTAAGGTTCTACGTGCATGACAACTATAACCGCTATTGCAGACGCAGCTTTTGACGCAGCTAATTCTGCGATTACGGACGCAATACACGATGCAACGCTTACTTATACGTCAAACTACGATTTTTCATATGACGTAGATGAAGGTAATTATCTGCAATCAAGTACATCAATAACGGGTCGGGCGTTGTTTGATACCGAAAAGCCAATGAATGATTTGTTTCCTGATTATGTAGTAGGCCCAAAGGAAATATTAGTATTGCTGGAAGGTTTCACCACAGAATGCAAAGAAGGTTGGAAGCTAACTGTAAACAGCATTGATTACACGGTGAAGAAAGTGCAAACGGTGGCGGGTTCTGTATCGCTTATGTATGCGGTGGTGGTGAAGCAATGACAAATGCACAGAACGCCAAAGACTTTGAATTGCGCCTAAATACAGCCGTATTAGAAACGCAAGAAAAAATAGAAGATGCGGTACAGGTTATAGC